CCTGTTGTTGTTAGTCCAACAGTGTTTCCACTAAACAGAACACTAGAAATACCAGAACTCTCAACAACTTCGTATGTATAAGTTTGTGCTATACCGGTTGCTGGATATTTTGGTTTTTGGAATATGTTGTTGATAAGTAAAATTCCTGCAGAAACAGAATTACTAGAAACAATTCCAGAAATATTATTTCCCTGAGAGGTTAATGGGAAAATATCATTTATTCCATTAAATCTATCGGAGACATCATCAAATATATCATTTTTATAGTACGCTGTTACTGATGATCCAACTGGTTCGGATCTTAAGAAGATTCTTCCTTGGAAACTAGATCTTCTCTCAGAATCTATTTCGTCACCATGAGGTGCCTCAACAAAATATAAAGTATCATCAACAATATTATAATTTCCAGAATATTTGGTTACAGTAGAACCTAAAGAGTGAGAAGTACCAATGGTTCCAAATTGCTGTCTACGACAATAAACTCTGTTAGTTGCTCCAATACCAATATCATAAATCACCAAGAACTCATCATCAATTTTGATAATATCACCTGCATAAAAATCACTAATATTATCAAAATAAACAAAATCAAATCCATTATTTGGATTAATATCCAAAGTCAATGAAGTTTCTTTATTTGTTTTAACAATCGGACTTTGAATAACGTTATCAATTGCAATAAGTGATTTAGAATTCGACTTGTAGTTAGAAGCAAAAACGTGAGAAGCTCCAATACCAACTGAAGTTATATTTAAAACTTCTGGAACTCTCTTCAATGCTTTCTCTGGAGTATCTGCAAATTGTATTTTTCCTTCATCCAACTTAACAGCATAAAGTGTTGTTGGAAGAAGTGAAGTTGTTCCAACTCCAGCAATAGATGTTGTTGCAATACCAATTCTAGATTCTGAATTTGATGTGGAATAATCTATTTTCTCACCAGTAACGAAGAAATGATTTGGAACATTTACAGTATCTCCTGATACATCAACAACTACAGAAGATGATCCATCAACAACTTTTCTGAATATTGGTGATGATTTGTGAGTTAAATTAAAATCCTTTCTAGTAGAAACTTCAGTACCTTCATAAGAGAATGGTTCTATGTCGGATTCTATAATTGCACTGTTCAGATCGATTTCTAATAAAGAATCTTGTTTTGGTAAAGATGATAAAGTTTTTTGATAAGTTCTAACTTCAACATCAATGTTTTCAATTGGTGTAAATGTGAGATTAGTAGTTGAGGTTGACTTCGCTGCACCAATAGATCCAAGTTCAATATCAGAAGTTAAAACTACATACTCACTTACTGAAGGATTATGATTGGAATCGTTAATCAAAATGACTTCAGAAAATTGAACTCTATTATTAGTTGTATCATTTACTTGTACGTAATAATGAGCAGCTTCATTCGAACTTGTGCTGAAACCTGCAATAGAAGTTTCTATTGGTGAAGTTGATGATGCTATAGAAACATAATGTGATGAAAGTTCTGATTTATAAAGAACTGTTGTTCCTACTCCTGTTGAAGATGTTCCTCCGATTAAGATTGAAAGGGCTCTTATATTTACTTCTGTGTTTTCTTGGGGGGTAAATTGTACTAAAATATTTCCACCAGAAGATGTTACTCCAACACTACCAAGAACTCCACTTTCATAAATTGGTTCTAAAGTTTCCGATTCCAACTCAGCAAATACTTGATATGTAAAATCTGTTCCATTATGAGTTAAGTTTATTTCACCAAACTGCATAACATCATTTGGATCAGTTGCAGAAAAAATAACTTTAGCAGCAGAATATGTACTAGTTGATATAGAAACAAATGTATTTGCCGAAGGAGTTGGTGAAGATGCAATATTGATACTTGTGCTTGCAAAACTTACAACATCTCCAAGAGAAGTTGATCCAATTGAAGTTGTTCCTGGGTTTGCAATACTAACATTAATATTTGAAATTTCATAACTATTAAACTGATATTTTCTAGGATAGAATAAAATTTCACCATTAACACCAGATCTTCTGAATGAAAAATCACCCAAATCTAAAACAGTTTCATTTCTACCATAAACAGTGAGATATCCGTTGGAATTATCGTAGATTACGTCAACAATTATTATTTCCTTTTCACCGTAGTATCTGCTATCTTTTATCAATAAGTAGAATTGAGCCGCATTATATTTTGTTACATCAAAAGTTCCAACGGTAGAATATGGGAATATATTTGGGGTGTCATCAAACTGAGATGAAATATCATCTATTTCAAGAACTCTGTTTGTTTTAAACTCTGTATAGTCAAGGAGTTTTAAACTATCAAAATATATTTCATTTGAAACTAAAGAACCATTAAATGTTTTTGTAAATTCATCAGCAAGAGCAAAGTTCTCATAGCAATCAAAGTCTTTCTCTCGAATTATATCAACTAAAGCAGAAACTTCAGAAAATACAACATTAGATGATGAAATTCCAACAGGTTCTGATATAACTTGTAAATCTGAAAATTTCTTATATCCAACAGTGTGAGTAAGAAGATCTACTTTCTCATCCCATTTTTGAATAGGAACTTCTGATTTTAAAGAATATGAGAAGTTTTGATAATAATCACCATCTTGCAAAACTTGTTGGAATGTGCTTAACTTTCCTCTATCACCACTATAATCTTTGAGTTTTTGATTAAAACTGCTTACCGTAAAGTTTCCGTTTGATGAATTTGTAGATACAATAATTGCTCTGTTATCAGTAGATCCACCCCTAACAATTTCACCTGGTAAAATTTTTCTAGTGATATAATTAACTTTCAATAATTTTGATACAGGATTCCAACTTATTACTTTTCCAACCTTTGTATCATTAATATAGACATCTTCTCCAGTATTATACTTGAATTCACCAAAAGAAATTGTTGGATTAAAAATTGGAAGATAACTTTCTGGAATAATTCTACCAAAAGATCTTGACCCGTTATTTAAGGATGCTTCTTCAGAAAATGTTCCTGGATTTGTTCCTTTATCCAACTTGAAACTAATAGTTCCAGTAGATCCACCAATGGCACTTGTAACCCCGGTCAAAGTAAACAATTCATAATTATAATTCGCAGAATTATAACCAGATCCAGTAGAAGCTATTCCAATACCTTCCACTAAAACTCTTTCACCAACTCTAAATGGGAATTCAGTAGCTGTGCTGAATCCACTAGCAAGATTTGCTGTTGCAATTTTAGTTGTAGAATTGAATGATATATTTGTTACACCTATTCCATTATTATTGTTAATTGCAATTATCTTTGGTGGTCCATATAAAGTTTTTGTATTCTTAAGTATAGTGACATTTCCAACAATATTATTGCTTAAAGTAGATCTTAAATCTACTTCTGGTTTTATCTCACCAGTTATAGAATCTATTACAACAAAAGAAGGTGGAATTGTATAATTCTTTCCTCCAGATGACAGTCCTACAGATTCTATTGTATAAAGTTGATCTACAAATAATCTTTCAGAAAATTCTGATATTGGTTTTAAAGTTGGGTCTGAAGGATAATCAAATCCTGGTGTTTGAACGGAAGATCTTGTGATATTACCAATTTTTGAGCTATTTGGAGTCAATATTGCACCACTTCCATTTGAAGATCTTATTGAAGATATTCCTGGAAGAGTGTCGTAAGAAACACCTCCAAATAAAATTTCAACATTAGATATGGATCCAACAGCACCAGACTCTTCAGTCTTATACTCTATCAAAGAATTGTTTTCATTGTACAATACTCTTTCTGGACTAGAATTGAGATTAAATGTAAAGAAAGTGCTGCCTATACCTGTAATTGTGTGCTGACCGTTAAACTTACTATTGACAATGTTTAGAGAATTATAATCAAATACGTCTTTATCAACAATAATCTCTGATTTTTCTTTAGTTAGATATGACTTTCCTGTAAGTGGAGTTAGTCTATAATATAATTTTTGGGGAATATTACTATTGATTGTTAATGAAAGTTTTGCATCATTAGTAACTCCAATTGTTCCAGTCTTTTTAACTTCAAATGTCTCTGAATTTAAAGATGTTATAAACCTATCTGTAAACAGTAGACTTTCATACAAATTAAAGTCAAATGACTGAACTCTTACACCACCATTTGTATCTGCTAATGATGGGTCTGAAAGATCAAAGTTTATTACATCACCATTGTAAACTTTTAAAGATGGGTTTATTTCGGATAGTTCGTGTCCAGAACCTAATGATGTAATATTTGTATATTGTGGATTTGAAACTGTTGTTTGATATAGACTGTCCACTAATTTGAATGTGTCATCGTCAAATTTGACAACATAGTATATTCCATCATTTTCCAATCCAGTTGCTGGATTGGATGAGGTGTAAATTAATTTACTTCCAGTTTGATATCCATGATTTTCTATAGTAATTCCATTTGTTGATGTATTAATTCCAGCAGCACCAAATGATTTTGGATTTGCTACCATTCTCCTATTTGAAGAATTGTATTTAATTACTATTGTGGTAGTTATTCCAGAAGTTACATTTAAATTAATCTTAGAACTCAAAGACAGTCCATGATTTTGTTTTGCAGTCAATGTGCAAATATTCTTTTCTACACTAGATGACAATTGCGGTTCTTGTGTAGTAAAGCTGTGATAAACTCCAGAACCAAGTGCAGTAAAATATGATACTGCTGCTGTAGATCCAATACCGATAAACTGGCCAGTTGAACCAATTCCAATTGGAAGTGTTGATATTCCTATTAAATCCTCAGAGAATTTGGCAACATAAACACTAGAGTTATTTGAAAGTTGTCTTTCCCCAGATATTGAATCGTAAATAGAAAGAGAAGTATTTCCTTCATTAGAATATACTAATCTTTGTCCATTGATTAATTGGTGATTGGGAATGTATATTGACTGAAGGGGAACAAATCTTTCTTTAAAGATAGATCCTGAAGGGATGCTGATAGTTGTTCCTATTCCAACTGTTCCGATTGCAACTGAAGTTTCTGGATTGAAAAATAGTTTTCTTCTTACATTTGTAGTTAATGTAGTTGAAAATCCACTATTGTATGAAAATCTTCTTTGGTCTTTAGATACGACAGAATATACACTATATGCATATCCAGTTGTTCCATCATGCTCTCTTTTAACTCTTACTCTATTAAAAACAGAATCTATGCCAAGGACTAATAATTTTTCTGTTCCAACTCCAGCATTTGTTATTGTTAAAACGTCATTAGATTCTAAATTCTTATCATTTACTCCACTTGCAAAGTATATTGATGTGACAATTCCTGTTACACCAGTTGTACCAACTCCAACTGACAGAATAAAATTATTTTCTGGAACACTGATTTGTTGCGAACCGGAAATTTTTATAAATCTTTCATCATTTAAATTAGTAACAGTTACAACATCATTGTTAGATAAACCATGAGGAACTGTTGTTATACCCTCGACATTTCCATTTCTATCTAAAATATTAAGAGTTACATTTTGCGTTGTGCTTGTAGAAGACTCTACAGAAACAATTCTTCTCTCTACTACTTCATTGATTCTAGCACTTGCTCCACGACCATTTGTATTACTATTATCAAATAAAATTTTATCTCCAACTTTGTAGTCGATTCCAGCACTGGATATTCCTACACTTTCTAAAGAATTTCTTGATGTTGCATTTATTACAGCAAGTTGCTGAGAAATCTTATATGGTTGAAGTAAAAATTCATATTCACTTTCTGCATTTTGTAATTTATATGGATAAGTATTTCTTATATAATTTCCACTTTCAAAATCAAAATTATTTTGATTTGATGATGGCAAGAAATTAAATCCAATTGACTTTGACTTAAATGTATTTCCAATTAAATATGGGAATGTTGGTCTTCTATAATTGGAATATGAAGTATCATAGTCATCTGGATTTGATTTAATAGTTGCAAAATAAGCATAGACTCCATTTGGATAGTCTGGTGTTTTGCAGAATCTTCCATTGTGTTCGTCTAAATCACCTGAATTTGTAAATACATAATCCTCAACAAAAAATCCATTTGGGAAACCTTCTGGTCTATCAATTTGAGACAGTAATTGATATCCAGAGACCATTGCTTTGATTGTGCCACCAGTTTCTGTGGAGTATCCGTATGGTCCATATATTGGATTTCCATCATACGCCCATCCAATTATTGGTGAATGGAATGTCGATAGCCTTTCATAATCATCAAATACTAAATCTAAATTGTTATAGTTATTTGATCCATCGTTATTTTTGGATGGAAGATTTTCTCTTAAAAGTCTTGGTGCAAATAAATTTGTATATTGTAATCCTTCATTAATTCCAGATACAATTAATCCATCATCATCAGATTCGGAGAAGAGATTTTTATACTTTTCAACTAAATTAACAGTCCATTTTTTAATGTTGGCTCTAACACTAGCATTTTTTCCACTTGAAATAACGTTAATTTGACTTACATTAGTGGAGAATCCTACACCACCATTAATAACTTCTACTGAGGTTATTCTTCCATTTTCAATGACTGGAGTCAACTTTGCATAAGATCCTCCACCACTAAAGGTAAAGGATGGATTTGAATTATAATTTTTTCCAGTGTTTAAAACTATAACATCAGTTATCTTATCACCTTTTATTATTGGTTTGACAACAGCATCAGATCCACTATCGAAAGTAATTGATGGTTGCTTATCAAAATTGATAACATCAGTGGATCCATATCCAGATCCACCATCTGTTACCTGAATTGAAGTTATAGATCCCCTAAATGTAGCATTTACCGTTGCTTGATACTTTTCTATGTTAGTACGAGCAACTCCAATATTTCCACTTATAGTAACTGTAATTGGAGGATAATTGAAGAAATGATTTGAATCACCGCGAGTTTTAAATGTTGCATATTGATTTGTCAAATAATTTACATTTGAAACTGTAGTTCCAATTCCTGCGGCTGCTAATCTGAAATTATCATTATCAATTTTAATTACATAATAATGTATCGAAGTATCTAAACCTACAATTTGAGTTCCTGATGAAGAATAAGTTACTAATACACCAGAATTAAATCCATGATTGGGTATATTAATACTATTATTAGCAGTATTAATGCCAGCAAAAGTTGTCCTTCTTAGTTTATTTTCATATCCAGATCCACCACTAATAATATTAACTGATGATAAAACATTTTTTCTTCTAGAGGATCTTAATCTTTGATTGCCAGTTCCCTCAGAAGTGATGTTTATTGGATTTATATTCTTAATCGCATCATCTCTTTTATTATGTAATTTTATTTTTTGATCATCAATTACTGAAATATAATAAATTGAGTCATCTTGTAAGTATAATTTTGTGGAAGTATCTCCAGACGTAGATCCAATTCCAATCTTAGTTCCTTCGAAGGAATTGTAAATAACACCCTCACCACTATTAAATTTGTGTTCTGTATTAAAACCGATTATATTTGTTGATGTGCTAATAAATCCACCGGAGGAGGTTGAAACTCCAGTTGCATTAAAATATACATCATGGTGAATAGAAGAAAGTTTTGCTTCTGCAGCTGCACCAGATCCGTTTCCTCCACTAATAACGACTGATGGAGTATTAACATAATCAAAACCAGAATTGATAACTTCAATACTCTTTAAAGATCCGCTTACAGCACATTTTCCTGTGGCACCAACACCAGTAGAATCTTCAATAACAATAGTTGGTGGATTTATAACATCATAGTCCTCTCCACCATTAAGAACGTCAATAGTTTGTATGGGACCATAATAAACAGATTCTTTTGCTTTATAATTTAAAATTTCAACTCCATTTATGAGAACACCAAGTCTACTGTCAGCTGCTGTTGCTTCTTTGATACTAGACTCTACAGGTTCATCAAATTGTCTGACAATTTTTTGTGAAGTAAGTTGTTTATTTAAATTGTCTATTGGTGTTAATGTAAGGATGGCAGAAGAACTGCTAGTATTCGAAAATTCATAATACAGATTATTCGAAGCATTAGAATTGCTCAACGATAATCTAATATTGTCATTATCAATTTTTTTAATCACATAATTTCTATTTGTTCCATTTATAGATGATGTTGAAGAAACTCTTACAATATCACCACTATAAAAATTATGATTGGGGATATTTAAAACGGTTGTAGTAGTAATACCAGAAATCAAGGCATCTTTTTTTCTATCCGATGCTTCAATTTCGTAAGATGGTAATGAAGGTGATGTAAGAATTACTTCACCATTATTATCATAAACATCTTGAACATTTAACTTAAATCTATTTCCATTTAAAAGAGATGATGTTCTTAAAGATCTTCTGATAAAATATTGCTCATGTAAAGTTGTTGAACTTTGGTCTAAGTTAACAGATACTTGGAACTTTTTACTGGATATAATTTTTCTTACTACACTTCCTTCAAAAACACTATTATCTACTTTATTAACGAACTGAATAGTATCACCTAAATTAAGGTTGTGATCATCAAAGCAAGTTACAACGAAATATTGTCCATTCCAAACAATTGATCTGGCATTGAACTTTGTTGATGTGTTAAAAATCCAAGAATTAAATTTAGGATCTTTTTTATCTTTAGCAAATCCTAAAGTTTTTATGAGAACAGGATCATTTGGTTCATGGTATCCCTCTTTTTCATCCTCTATATTTAATTTTTCTAATACACCAGTAACTCTAACTTCAATTTTTTCTCCGTTTGCATCAAGACCATAAGAATAATAATCAGATGATACTATAGATTCTCCTAAATTAACCGAAGAAATGCCAGTGCAATTTAAAAACTCACTGTTAGTTTTTCCTGTGTAAGTAACAACAGTCTCATTAACTTTTATTGACCCAGAGTTTGCAAACCCAACAGTTGAATCGACAAATATTGTTGATGATGCAGTACCTACGACTTTTGTTATTGGATGTACTTTAAAATCTCCAACTATAGATCCAAAAGTTCTTATGTCTCTATCATATCCAAAGTCAATATCTACAGTATAATATTGATTTCCATCTCTAAAGTTTGGTTCTACATCAGATACGGATCCATAAGAACTTACTATTCCAGATGCAGTGTTTATTTCTTGAAATAGAACTCCACCAGAAAGACTTAATGGATCTCCAGAAACTGGGGCGACTACAAGTTGTCTTACAAGTCGATAATCGTTATCTGATGGTTTTATTAAGTAATCTTGGGGTTTTATTGTTTCTGCAGTTTCTCCAAATAATGCTTTAAATAAAATATTATTTGCTGCTGGAGTTCCTTTGGTTGTATAAAAATCTTTTGCTTGAATAAGAAGATTTTTTTGATCCAGACCTTTGTAAAGATCAATATTTTCGAAACCAGGCAAAAATTGAGATTTGATCTTTTTAAAGAACTCTTTTAAGAAAAGAGTACTAAGATTTTCTACTGTAGATCCAGAGTCATGGGAATCATTTTCTGTTGTTTTATAATCAACATTTTTGCCAAAGAAATTATAAGTGGTAATTCCACTAAATCCTCTAATACACCCATTGAAGGAAGTGCTTCCAACCGAAGTGTATGTAATTATTTCGTCATTAATTTTTAAGAGACCATATCTATCTGGCCATCCAGCAGTGCTATCAACATAAATTATAGAATCACTATAATCAACAGGTTGAGTGGTAACAGTTGGTGTATTGTTTATTATTAAAGAAGTATATGTTCCAGCTTTTACAAACTGGTCAATATTTTTTGCAATATTTACTGGTGAGGAAAAATGATCCTGTGATTCATAATATTGCTTTAAAAACGGACCAAAAAGAGGATACTCCTCTTGCATAAAAATGGGTACTTGACCCTCAACAATATTTTTAGCGGAAATTCTTGTTTCTATCATATTATCTACTTATTGGTCCATTAGAAAAACTAGAGGTTCTTATATAAGAATAACCAGAAGTGTCTGATCCAGAAGTCATAGTATCTTCAACCATTTGTACATTAATCTTGTCAGTATCTATTTGTAAAAACAGATCTTGAAGTCCTATTACATCATTTGATTCGGGAATAGCCTCAATTTGAATGGTGCTTTCTGGATTTTTAATTTCAGTGTCTACTATATTTAACGAGTTTAAAATTATCTCTCCTTTAGCATAATCTACAGTTCCCGCGTTGCTTTTAACAACTTGATATTCTGTATCTGATGTTTTTCTAAAGATGAAAATAGTTCCTTTTAATCCATCTTGATCTGGATAATCTGAGAGATATAAATCTCCGGCAATATTATTCAACTTGAATGCAGTTGACTTTATGTTGAAAGGAGTTCTATTTCCTGTTTTGTCGTACTTAAGGTGGAATTCATTTCCAAAACAAATTTCATAATCGACGAAGGTATTTAAATATGCTCTTAAATCTCTTCTTACTTTTAAAACAGTAATATTAGAAGTAATTGCTGGATCTACTTCATCAATTAACTTTAGAAATTTACTATACTTGAATTTACTACCAAATTGATTCAAGTCAGAAGATCTTGCAAAAGAGTTTATTGTAGAAACAACCTTAGTTTTTAAATCTTCAATTGAAGTTGTTAAATTTGAGTTGTAATAAATTGATGAAGAAATCTCAACAAATAAGTACTTGAGATCAATAATTTTTGCACTTATTCCTGCAACAGAATATTTTTTCAATTCCTTTTCAATTTTTCTCTTTGTTATGTCAGAAATATAATTATAATTTCTTGGTTTAATGGACACAAAAACTCTACCATATTGTGGTGGGCTTAATTCTTCTCCACCGAATACTGTAACAGCTTCTGTTTCTGGAAAAACTTTAGGTATTATTGTTTCATAATCTGATGAAGTAACTGCTCTATTTTGTGCAGCATAAGATTTTGGTGCATAATTTCTAATTGATGATACCGATTCAATATCATCACCACCAGAAGATATGCTAAGAGTTGTAAGATTTGAAATACCTAAAGATGCTACAGAACCATTATTATCGATAATCTTTCCAGAAAAATTAAACAATCCAATTCCATTTGCAGATTTTCCTTTGCAAACGACGTATGAGATTGTTATAACATTTCCATTAGATAATTTTTTTCCAAATATTCCATCCCCAAAAATAATTTCATATCTTTGATCTTCAATTTCTTGAAGGAGATAAACCTCACTTGTAGATCCAATATTACCAATATTATCTACTTTTCTATATGTCTTCTTAATTGTATCTGAAGAACTATTTTGTACGTAAACTCTAATAGTGGAAGTGTCAATACCAGGATTATCTAAAACGAATCTTTGATTATAAAGTGAAGTATTGACAGTAAAGGTTTGTGTAGTCAGAGTTCCTTCATATATTTCAACGTCACTAAATGATGCTAAAGAATTATTTACTGGAACAGTAATATCTTCAGGTATACAGAAAGAATAACTCTCAACACCAAAAGAGTTTGATACTGCACAAACTCCTGCTTTGAGTGTAAGAGACAGTGGTTGAACCAGATATGGACTAGTATCAACTAAAAATGAAATATTTGCTTTAGATGATGATATTGATCTTGGAATATATCCGATATTTCTTGCAAGAGAAACTACATTTTCTCTAAGTGTTGCACTATCAATAAAAACTTCATTTGCAACCATATTTGCATTGAAAGAATTCAAATATGAGTTGTAAGCTAAAATATCTACAATGGTAGATAAGTTAGATCCTTCGTAATCAAAATCAGTAAAATTAGAATCTGCTCTCAGATAATCTTTAATTGTTGATTTAATCTGATCAAAATCTAAATTTGAAAAGTTTATCTGTGGCATTATCGCACCTGAAGAATAAAGTTAATTTGTTGGGGTGGTACTGGAGATCCAATAACTTCATAATCTATGAGAACATGATATCCATTCTGTACAAAATCTGGAGTCACATTTATTGTTCTTAACTTCACTCTTGGTTCAAAATTTGTTATTACACTACGAATTTCAGACTCAATATTTGAAGTAAGACGGGCATCTAGTATTTCAAATAGACTTCTATTAATAGTTGTACCTAAAAGTGAATTGAAAGGTCTTTCTCCACTAATAGTAAGAATTAAATTTCTTAATGATCTATTGATTGCACTCTCATTGTTCAGTGGAAGCACGTCATATGTAATAGGATGTACCTTAAAAGAAAGGCTAACATCCTTAAAACCACGACTGACGTTCTCTAGAGGCACCGTTTTTACACTAATACTGACTTATTTATATTAAAAAAAGGGGTCCTAAGACCCCTTTCTAAGCATTTATACGTGCCAACGTTCAATGTAATCATCAAATCCACCTTTGCCCCCACAAGGTTTAGAATAACGATCTGCAGGTGGATCATTTTTTCTTTTTTCGGGGATGTAATCGGTGATTAGATGTGTAGTTCCCCAGTTTTCTTTCATAAATTCAACATTTCGATCTGGATTTGGGTTGTTTGCCATCTGTTTTCTCCTATTTGAGGTTAAAACAGAACTTTTTACGGGGTTGCTATCCCGTGATGTCTCTTTCTTTAGCAGTTTTCCAGAAATATTCGTCTTCACGACCCATTCCAAGACGATCAAAACCATTCTCAACCTGATACCATTGAGTTGAAACCTTAAAATCGGGCATTTTTGGTTCAACAGGCGTCAAACTGTTATCAAATATACGTAATCGGTTGTTTGGATAGAGTGCAAACTGACCATTTTCAAGTTCAATCAAGTTATGTGACTTGTGTTCAGCAGGATTTTCACTTGTTGCCCAATCAACCATGTCTGGATCACGATGATAGTTATCTAATGTACAAACATAAGTACCTTTTACAATCCCATAATCTCTAGTATAGCACTCAAAGTCCATACTACCAATGAATTTTTTATCGATACTTACTACACCATAGTCCATACAATTCCAGAATTGTAGGTTAGGTAGGTTCATATCAGGTGAAGGTGTCTTAGGACTGCTTACAAAGGCACTGATGGGCAGCTTATCGTACATTGCAGCATACTCTGGTAAGTATGTCTCAAAATAAAAAGCACGTCCAGGAATCGACTTTGCCGAAACCCAGACGCCCTTTACAAATTCACCCCAACCAGATTGATGATCAGTAAGATATTCTTTACGAACCCATACTTCAGTTGATGGTAGGTTAGTGACTAAGCAACTCATTTATTAAATTTTGATTCTGTACTATTTAACCTTTACCTTGTCCTCTGTATTTCTTCTTGCGTCCATTGCGAGAAGTTGCCGAGAGAAGGGTACGAGGAGAACGTCCTTGACGAGTCTTTTTAGGAGCTCCGGGTTCAAAGATTGTTTTGTTACTTCCACCTTTTGCCATAGTTTATTCCTCCTTATCAAATAATACGAGTTTTTTCGTGTCCAACACGAATCACAGGATCGCACCAAATCTCATAGCCTTTCTCTTTGGCATCGAGACAGAACGATACGTCTTCTCCACACATATCCTGAACTTCTCCAGAATTAAAGACTTGCATCTTAGGAGCAAACCAGGGATACTCAAGATTCTCAAAAACACCTTTCTTAATGAGAACCCAACCGAAACCAGTGTAATCAACTGTGAAAGGTTTCTTACGCTTCTGAATGGTTTCAAGAGTTTCGTGGTTCATTACACCACCGTTGTTCTTAAAGTCATCCTCTTCCAACCAGTGAGCAACGGAAGTAGTGCTACCATCTTCTGTGCAATACCACCCAGAGACAATATCTTTGTCATGATGAACCAGTCGATAAAACTTTTCAGTGTCAAAGACAATATCTGAGTCAATCCAGAGTTGGTAGTCGTATTCCAGTTTACCATCCCAGGGTTTCTGATTTGGTCCACGGAGAACATTTGCACCAAGACACTTGCAACGTGCAAAGTTAACCATAGAAGAATAATCTTGTGAGATTTGAATTGATGCACCTGCTTGCACCAAATCAAAACATAACTGAACAAAATTCTTCAGAAAAATATAAGAACAACCACGACCTGGAAGACAGAAAACAACTGACTTACCTTTGATCAATGCTTTTGCTTCTTCCAAATTAAACCCATCTGTTTCTTTTTTTGGGCTATTTGCAATAACTGTAAATCCTTTAGCCATAAGTGAAAAAATTCTTCAAGTTCATTTTACTGTGATATTTAGTAGATGTCAATAAGATGCATCTTGGTATGGTGGTGGAGATAACTGAACGATCTCCACTTGATCTAAGTCAATATCACTCTTCTCAACCTTCTCACATAATTCATCGTATGTTAAATTATGTGCAACTACTGATTTCTTTTTGTAGACGTGATATACGTTTTCTTTTTGCATAATTTTTTTCTCCGGGGAAATTTTTACAGAGAGATATTTTCGATGATCAATTTGTTATTCTCAAATGTATAATCGAGTGTGTCTCCTTCTTCCCATTCTAAAGTTTCTTGCAGTTCATTTGGAATGTGAATAGAGTACTCATCATTCTCTTCATTATATCGAAATTCTGCTGTATAATCCATAGACATTCTCTATTCCTCCTTATATATTACCTCAGAAGTTTTACAAGAATAATTGCTGCAATCAAAAGGAAAAAGTTGAAAAATTTTTTGGGGTGCCGAATTAACCACCCTGCTAAAACAACCTTCCAGAAATTCCAATAGGGGGTTTTGGATGCCATTTTTTTCTCCGGAAATTTTTTTATTCGTTCGAAATATCGCTTGGGTTTTCAAAGTTTTATAGCTTAGAGGGACCCAAAAAAATAATATACCGCATCGCCCGCAGGACGATATAACGCAACCCCGCAAATAACTGCTGATCACGCATACTCAAAAAACGCATAGTACTGCCCCCAGTATACACTAAGGGCAGCACAGTTGTCTATACTTTAGAACTCAATTTCATACGCAGTAGGTTCACCACCACCGAAACTTTCAGAGTCAGTGTTGCTAACTGCATCACTGCTAATTGACTCCAAAATGCTCAGGATTTCACTGCCAGTGTTACCACGAGAGAGCAGAGAAAGCATCACGGACTTGGACATAATAACGAAGAAAAGTGTTAGTTAAGAACAGTGCCTAGTTTATACTCATGCGACAGGAGTTAGTGTTACTTAGTGATCAGAAATCGAACACGTCAGAGTTAATCTCAATCATGTTAACTTTCGGATCAGCAAACTTCACACCGTCCTTAGTTTCGGTGACTCCATAATACTCATAGAGATAATTTACAAACGTTTGATAATCACCACACTCACGTGCAAATTCATACAAACCCTCCTCATTGTTGATCCACAGAGCAACATTCCAGGTCTCATAATTCGTCCAACCGTTATACTCAGTGTCGGTCAGATTTGCTTGGTAGGTAACAGTCATTTGGGTGAAGATTGTGGTGGGTTGGTCCTTACACTACAGATGCACTTTAAAGGCCCCCATGTTTAGTTACCTCAGAGAATCTTCGATGTTACTCAGCACCTCAGATATGACCTCCACGCTATCACTGCCATTCTCTTCTAGTTGTTGCATAACGTCTTGCAAATGTGATAGAATAGTGGCAGTACGTTGGGGTACTCTGAGAATTGACATTTCACCCAAATTCTTATACTTTAGAGGTCTCATAGTTTTGTTAACATAACTGCTGCATATATGGGGGGTTATGTTAACAAAACTCAAACCCCTTGATATCACTCAAAAACGTCACAGTAGATGTCATAAAGTTCTCGAAGTTTGTCCTCTGAATAGATAACCAACTGTGCGAGGTCTTCAGTACTCATTGTGATAGGATTTTCACCTGCCCACTGTATCAAATCTCGCAGGCAAATAGATTCAGCTACTGTATCTCCCCGAAAGATCTCATCTAGGAGAAATTGCGATTCTTCCGTGATGCTTTGAGTGACCATTGAATTAACCTTTGAGTACTCATTTAGTATATATCGGATGTGCCCTATCTGTCAAGGGGTTTCTGATGCCTTCCTGACGGTCCTGTGAGTGTCTCTGAGGGGTCTTGACATTCGGGGGAGTTCGTGATAGACTGCGGACTTTAATC